GTTTGTTTGTATTTTTTCTTTATTGGATAGTTTTTATACAAACTTGAATTATCTTTTTTTGTATAGTCAACAGTAAAAAGAGAAATGTCGCCGTATGCCATTGTTATCTCTCTCTATATTTGCGTTCGCGGTCGTCAAGTCTTGCGACAACCATATTTGCAATTGCTTCTGGTGAAGCATTTGCGCCGTTTATATTAATTGTGTAGTTTCCCATTACGCCAGCAGAAGAGTTTTTCGCAGATACAACGGCTGTATTATTTGCCGGAACTGGTGTGTCCCCAACGCCAGGCACTGGTCCTGGTACAACATGGAGGTGTCTTTCTGCCATGTTCCCGTGGAATTCCGCAAAGCCACCATTTGCATGAATCATTGTTGCGTACTTGCCAAGATTTTGACCAACAAGGTCGTATGCCCTTCCGGTTACGTGGTCTGAGTTGGAAGAACCAAGATTGAAGTTTCTCCATGATGAAGTTACAGTCCTTTTACCGGTAAGCTGACCATCCATTGCTTGATGGCGAGCCATTGTTTGAGAGAGTTTGGATGTTGTTGTGTCGCCTATTTGGCCGCCACGTGGTGAATATGTATCTGGTGGTCTTAGCTGTCCTTTTGCTGAATCCCAAATCAAACCAGTTTGCCACCAGTCTGGACCCCCAGCTTCGCCTTTAAAAAATTGTTCAGTTGTCGTTTTGTACATATTAACTGCATCACTCATTATTTTGTAATCAAGAACTTGTTTGTCAGCTAATGCTTTCAAATCACCCGTAAATTCATCAAGGGCCCCACGTTCTCCTGCTTCACCTGCTTCTACGGTCTTATATCCAAGTTTTGTTGGGTCCATTTTCAAAACTCTCATCAAGTTTTGCATTCCGGTGTCTCCGCCATCACCGTAAAGATTTTCTAGTCGAGTTTTCCCTGTCGCCTTATTCTTTGAAAATGTGGCTCCAGCAAGTGTTTCAAATTCAGTATCGGTCAATCCACTTATATATTTCTCTAGTGCCGCTGCGTCAAACTCCTGTCCGGCATTGGCAGCCATACCTGTCATTTGACCAATTATGCCAACCTCCATATCTTTTCGCATTTGGCTAACCATCGCCAAGCCTTCCGTTTCAGCCTTTGTTCCTTTCATGCCCTCAAAGACATTTCCTTCTTCAAAGGCGTCTCCCCTCTTGAACATGTCTCTGGTGTCCGTGTACGCCGCAAATGCATCGCCCTTATTGAGGGCTAAAATATTTGATGCGTAATCAGCAAAATATTCATCTGTCGCTATTTGTTTTTCTTCTTCTGTTGCATCTTTTGCCAGCATTTTGTCGCGATAACCCTGCGAGGCTCTGTCTATTGTTTGTTGCGCCTCTCGTGCTTTTATGTTGGTTTGATATTTATTTCCAGTATTCATAAACAAATCTATTAATGCATTATTCAGCTGGTCTGCTGTTTTAATCATCGCACCACCCATTTGTTTAACAAGGTCAGAGTACTTGACAGTAGCGTCATACAAATTAACACCAAGTTCTTGAGCAAGTACTTCCAGTTCGGCTCCAGATTTTCCAGTTGCTCTAGATAGGGCGGCTATTCTTTTGTCGTTTACTTGTTCCATATTTTTGAGGACTTTTTCTTGAGTTCCACCCAATGAGCTAAGCCTTGTTGCGCCAGCCCTAGCAGCACTATCACTCTTGGTCATTTTTTCAAATTCTGCATCAGTAATTGTCATTCCAAATTGTTTTTGATTATCATAAAAATATTGAATAAACTCTCTTGCCTTCTTATTTCCAAAGTCACCATCTCCAAATTCCATACTGTGACCAAATTTGTTACCCCTTTGAGTTACAATATCCTTGAAGCCGGCCGACCCTTCTCCGCCCGGAACGCGTATGCCCTTGTTTGGGTTTGCTCCTTTCAGCACTTCATCTTTGTATGTTTGAACAAAGTCGGGTGAGTCAGCACCAAAAACGCTTTCAACTGCCGCAAGAACAGCACTTTGGCGTTTTGTTGAGAACTTTTGAGACATGCCCTCAAACGCTCTTTTTCGTTTTGATATATCTATTCCCGCTTTTTGGTCTTCTCTGTTTCTGTCAAACTGGCGAGAAGCAGCAGCTGCTATGCCGGTGAAAACACTATTTATCGAGTTTTGCGCTGCTTGCCTTGCCTCATCCATTAAGGCTTTATTTTTGTTTACGGCACCCATAATTGCTCCACCAAGAGCTCCGATGCCAGCTCCTATTAACGCTCCATAGGGGCCAAACATTTGACCTATTGCTGCACCACCGGCCATTCCTGCCATCGCGCCAGCGCCAACGCTTTTTGCTTTCATCGCTCCGCCAACACCAGCAACAGCCAAACCAAGTCTGGGGTCAATTGTGGAAACCATTCCACCAAGAGCCATTGCTCCCCGCATTTCCTCCGGAGCGTACTGGCTCATCAAACTAAGACCCATGCCTGTTCCCATTCGCCCAGTTCCACTTTGTGCAAACCTCTTTGATGCGGACCCAAATTTTGTTTCACTTCTTGCTATTCGCATCATTTGTCGTGTGTAATTTAAGCGAGTTACAAATTTTCCTCTATTTAGTTTGTCTCGTTGATTGTCCATTTCGGCTTTGGCTTCTTGACGCATTTTTTTTACATCTACAAAGTCGCCCTGTCCAACAAGTTTTCCCGTGTCATCAAATCTTTGTAATGTCGGGTCAAATCTTCCACTATTGGCATAGGCCATCGCCCCCTGCGCTCGTCCAGCGACACCCCTAATTTTGTCGCCAGTTACTGCGGCAATATCTCCGATTCTGGATGCTGCTCGCATTCCAGCTTTTGTTATGCTTTCTCTTGCTGTTAATCCAGGGTCACGCATTCTCTGTGTGGTGGTTACGGTTCCATCTGGTGCTGTTGTTTTTTCGTCGTAAAAATATCTTGCATATGCAGGGCCACCTCTAAAGCCATGGCTCATTTGCCTTTCATATTGAGCTTGAGCTGGAGTTCCGTGAGCAGCTACTGCTGCGCGTGCAAGCATTCTGTCTCTGTCATTTTGTTTTAGCAATTTTTGAATATCTGCACTTGTGCCAGAACCATCGAGTCCTCGCGCTCTTGCCAAACGCGCAAGTCTCTTATCGCTCATTTTTGAGTAATCGACATCTGGTCCCCTGCTCACGCCAGTAGAAACTCGTCCTGCAGTTGCTGCTGGCATTCCCGGAGTGTGAACTCCAGTTATTGGCGTTACACCAGGACCACCTGCATTTATTATTTCTTGTCGCTCAAAACGCCTTCGGTCCATTCCTGCTCTAAATTTGTCACCTTTTTGAAAACCTTGTTTCATTTCTTTTCCAAGACGCATCGACTCACCAAGTCTCATGCGTGGGTCTACTTCCATACGACCAGTAAGATTTTGTGAAGTTTGACTTGCCGACATTACTATTCCACGGCTATTAACATAAACTCCACCCAAAGCTCTCACATCTTGATATACGGGAGCGCCATTTGCGCCAACGGCTGCAGTTCGTTGATAGTCTCTTTCCGGTATGAATTGATTTGTTATGGGTATGCCATTGTGCGCAAATGCGGTTGGCATGTTTGAACCAGGCACGGCTTGCCCAACCAGCATGCCTTTTTGTGTCGGCATAGCATTGAGATTTCTGTGGCCAAACATATCTGTTTTTTGTTGAAAATCTTGAAGTTGATTAGTTGCGTTTGGTGAATAAAGTCTGCTAAAACGCGGCCCGTAATATTGGTTATATGCCTGCTGTGTTGGACCAATTATTGGTGGCGGTACGGGCGGTCCATATGCACCACCTGCACCAGATGACAGTCTTCCGCTTCCCATGCTTGCGGCAGCACCAGCACCAGCACCAGCACCAGCACCAGGTCCGCCAGCACCAGCAGCACCCCCATTTACGGTTACATTTGTCGCAGTAACAGTCATGGATGAAAGATTTTGAAATGGCATTGATTTGCTCGCGCCAGCTATTCCCGGTAGCAGCCTTCCTGAAACGCCCTGCATTCTTTTGCCAAATATTTGAAAAGCCAACAAAGGAGCTAATGCCTTCATAAAGCTCCCGCCACCGCCACCAAGACCAGTCAAAAGTTTTGTCATACCCCTAATCAGCATCCCTATGCCGCTAAGAACATCATTCAAAAATGGAAGAATTTCAAAAAATACAGTCTTCATTCTGAAGAACAAATCAGATACGTCGCGAATCAAATCACCAATACGCGTACCGGTTTCGATTACGGTTGACTCATTCGCCAGCAGCAATTCGCGCATATGGCCCATGTTTTCTGTGCCTTCTTTTATTGCTTGCCAAACCTGTCCAAATGCTTTTTCAATAACTCGAGCACCATCTATTAACGGTCTTAATCTTTCGAGGACAAGATTCCATCCGCGTTTAAAATTGCTCCACCAATTGCCCATTCTGTCAAACATGCCTTGAATTTTCGGCAAATAATCTCGTATTGTTTTAACCAACCAACCACTAAATTTTTCCACGCCATTAGCCAAACCCTCAATAAATGTCTCGCCACCGGGATTAAACATGATGCTCGTCATCAATCGTGACAAATCTCTACTTATAACTTTAAAGATTTTTTCAAAAGCTACTTTTACCGGACCTAAAAATTGTTCTCCAAAATCAGCAAACTTTCCCCTTAGAAGCGTAAAATATTTTGTAAGTTGACTAATAAGCGTTTCATTTACTGCGTCAAACTGACCGAGAACTCCACCTTTTTTCGCAAGCTCTCCAGACATAAGCAATTCCTTGAATTGCTTTTTTGTTTTTATTTTCGTTCCTTTTAGGGCTTTTTCCATCTCCGGGCCAAGTTTTTTAGCCTCAGAAATAACATTAGAAAGAGTCTTTTTTTCGTCATTGAGGGCGGCGACAATTGTGCCAACTTGAGCTGCTGTTTTTTTGGGGTCTTGTCCAGCGGCACCAAAATCCATAAGAGCTTTTATGGATGCACCACTTGTATTTATCTGAGTTACTTTCATTGTTTTGGACATTGACGCATATGCGCCATTTAGGGCTTCAACACCAAGGGAGGCCAACTCTGCGTTCATTTGCAGGTTTCTCATCGCCATGGCTGTTTGATTCATGCCACTACCGAATTGGCGAGCCCCTTTGCCCCTATAGGCGTACATGGCAGCTTGTTGTTCTCGAATCGCAGCAGAAACGGTAGCTATTGCGATAGTCGCAGCCGCAGCACCACCAGCAAGTAATTGCAACACCCCGTGGTAAGCCTTAACTATATATTGACCGCCTTTTACCAAGGCATGCCAGCCAACCATCGCCACAGCAAGAAGGCCCATTTCTATCAAGACACCCTTTATGGCGAATTTCAAAAATTTAGTAAGCGCTTTCCCAAACATTCGTATGCCACTATCAACGAAGTCAAAGTGTTTTTTCCATTTTGAAGTTGCTCGAGTGAGTGCCGCGCCAGCTCCTTGAGCATATTTTTGAACATTTTTGCCGGAAGACAACCTGTTTTCTAATGCTTCAACGGCTTTAATTTTTGCTAACAGCGCATCAAGCTGTTTAGTCTTGGTTATAACCTTGACAACTATATTTACTTTTTCGTCGGCCATTACCTCTCCGAGTGATTTTTGGTCACGTGAGTGTAAAAGCGCCGAGCTATGTAGCTAGCACGCTACTGAGTCTTCGACTTACGCTCTTGCTCTTCGCGGTCGTTACCTATAACTTTAGCACAAGCAAGTAAAATCAACCAAGCATCATCGTCAACATCTAGCAGAGAAAGTGGATTTTGGCCAAACAGCTCACCAAGACGAGCGGCCGACGATACTCGGGAGTCTTTGACTAATTCGTCGTAGACTCCTTCGTAGGGTCCACCGCTGTTACTGTATCTGAGTATCCAGCCGCATCAAGAATTGCAAGAGCAGCAGATTCGACGTGTGGGTCAACGCCAAACAATGCGCGAACCGCATCAGGTACCGGGCGCGTCGTTTCGGTCATTTCCAAAATCATTGGATGAGCAAAATTTAAATAATTGCCGTCCGAATCCAAAACTTCCTCGTCGTCAATATAGATTCCCGTGGTTGTGTGCCCAATCACAAGACATGCAAACTTTGTTGCGTCGAGACCATTTCTGGAATCCTCACCAGCATTTTTGCGCCAGTTTTTCATTTGGGTTTGCGTTATGTTCGGACTGACCTTAACGCTTACGCCATGACGCTCAGGGACCGGAATCAGAACAGGTTGACGCTCAACCTTTTTTCTGATGACTGTACGAAGCCGGTCAAGTTGTGTCTCTTCCTTGAACTGCGGCAAAGCACTGTCCTTCGCGGATGTTTGCTTTTTCTTTGATGGTTCGGAATTATCCGATGTGTAAAGTGTATCGCTCATAGAACGAAACCTATCACACGAAATATTGTTCTATTGCAACTAGGTTTAGTTGGCAGCAGGGCTTTCTACGTCGGAGATTGCAAACGTTAAGGCAAATGTTGCTGGGGCACCAGACGATGAATCACCTTCTGGTTCCGTCATACCAACAAGCAAAGCATTGTAGTAAATTCTGTCGTTTGTTGGGTCTTTGATGTCGCAATCGTAAACAGATACCGTAATATTGTAGTAAGCGGTACCAACATACTTTCTTAGAGCCTTAAGTTTCGCACCAATACCAGCAGCCGTTTCTGACGGATTCATGTCGTCGTCATAGTGGGCCGTGAGGGTGATGTCCCCAATTTCCGATGGGGCACACAAAACCGTTGGACGAGATTTGCCGCCTTCGTAAATTTTTTCTACCGATGCGGTAATTTCGCCACCAGACACTTGAGCAAATCTGAACTGGGTCCACTTGGGAAGGTTTGCCTGAACGTTGATTTGTTGCTTGGTTTCAGCACCAAACCCCGTTGGGGCAATTTCTGCCAGTACTTGTCTTTGCGCTATTTTTGCCATGTTTTATTCCTCCGTTACACCACTGAAGTGGTTAGGTTCGACTTGACAATGTCGATTTGGATTTGGTCACCGATGCTGCTGACCCTCAAACCAACTCTGGCCTTAACCAAACCATCGTTCAGCTGAGAGGCCGGATTGATTGTTGAGTCGCACTTTACGGTGAAACCTGGGTCAAGCAATCTTCCATTTGCGTCGTACGCTGGATAAAGAGCACCGGTGTCTCTCATCGAGGCGAGAATCGCCACAAGTCGCGCCGAAATATTTGAGAAAATTGTGTTTCTTCCGTCAATTGCGCTGAATACCAAATCTTCCAGCGAGCGGTAAGCTTCAGAAACAACAGTGTTTACAACATCTTGCTGTGTGATGTACTTGAAATTATCTGTATCAACCGAGCACGAACGAGCACCATAAATTCTTACAGTGTTTTGAATGACTCTGATTGCATTGACAAAACCCTCATCAAGTTCATCACCGCTAATTTTGTTAATATCAGATTTCACACCAGCCACAAAACGTGACGATGAAAGCAAACCAGCAGCCGGAACATGAGCTCCACTTTGATTATGAGCAAGAGCCCTCTTTGCGGCAACATACCCAAGTGGTGGAATCATTCGTGTAATTCCAGCAATTGATGTTGGGACCTCTACCCATGGGTAGAAGTAGGCAGCATGCTCTGAGTGTTCCAATGCCTGCACGGTTAGCGCCGCACTCTTGGCTTGAGCAATTGTTTGTGATTCCGGTCCAGCGAGAAGAGCAATTCTGTTGTACTCATTTGCATGCTCTACCAGGTTTTCATTCATAGCGTCCGACTGTGATTCCGGACAAGCAACCGCACCGACACCCAAGGCGTCATTGAGCAGTCCCAGGCCGGTGTTGTACTGTGCGTCAGTAATGGAAGCGTCGTTTGCTGTTCCGGCAGAAAGGGCCGTAACTGCCAACGTGCTCGGGAGTAAGTTTGCGTTATTGACGGTCGCAGATACGTAGCGCGATGCAATCGCGCTTGAATTAATTCTGCCAACCGCCTGAGACGAAGTTGTTACCGTTCCGGTCGTATAAACAAATTCATCTTCAAAGAACAAAAGAAGTCTAAAAGCTGAGCCGGTATTGATGACCTGAACATCAACATCCTGCGACCAGCTACCAGCACCATTGGCCGTCAGCGTTATTACCGCTGAGCCCGAATTATTGAGAGCAATTCCACCCAATGTTGCACCAGCGCCAACTACTCGGACGGCATGAACGCGCGTTCCGCCCTCTTCAAAAAAAGTCTCAATCGTAGGATGTAGATACGAGTCTGCGCGATATCCACCGAATACATCTTCAAATTCGGCAAGACTTTCAACCAAAACGGCTTTGTCGCTTGGGCCACGCGTGGCTTTGCCTACGACGAACAATTGCGATGATTCACGAACTGTCGTTGTCGATGGGCCAGTTCTAACTGAAGTTGATATAACTACACCAGGCATAGGACCTTCCTAATTTGTTTTTCGGGGTTGGAATCCCTTATGTTGATTTCAATTGTAGAATAAATAGGTGATTATTTTGTGCAACTATCAATTTGCTTTATTTTTAAAATCAACTATGTTCTCGGTATCGTGATGCTTGTCGAAACCCCAGAAGCATTGTCAAGTGATGGCATTTCTTGTGCTGGCCCGGCGTGTTTAATCTGAATCCCTATTTCATCCACTTCGCCAAGATTTGTTCTCGTTACAACTTCATCCATTTCCAAGGTGTATCCAATAAACGACCCAGACATAAATCTGTCGCCTTTTAACAATGTGGTGTCCGAAAATTCTTCCCTAATTGATGATTCGTCAATAATTACACGGAAATTTGACCTTGTGTCATAGGCTTTTAGGCAGGGATAATCCAGCAGGGCTGAACGAACAACCGTTGTTAATCGGTCGCGCATTAATGGACATTCCTCGATTCCCTCCGTCCTAACCCAACAGTATGTTCTCATGCTGTAGGAAACCCGATACAGGGGGTGCTGGAATTCAAAACTGATTCTGCTCAATTGGGAAGTCGACAAAACCACAGTGATTATTGACGGCCATTTATCTATGGCTAATGGTTCGTATCCAATATATTGCGCTGGGCTAGGAAGATTATTTTCATTAAGATTCCACCCATTTCTGTACCGAATTAGACGTATTGGCATATCCTGCTCAAGGTACGAATTAACGAAACCCTTTGCAAAATGGGTTCCATTCATTAAATATTTATCAAAATCTGTCATGTCACCCTGCTGCCGTCAACTATGTATTTGGCAAGGTCTTGTTCTATTTGTCTGTCAAAATCTCGTGGAACAAAAACAATTGGACGCGCCGGCATGTTTCGTGTCCCGAACTGATGCCATCTAGCTATTCTTCCAGGGACAACCAATTCCATACTCTGGTCTTGAATATCGCTTCCAGGATTTGATGATGCGTTAACGACAGAGGTATAAAGTTGACCCGTTTGAACAAGAATTTGTTCTGCCGTCATTGGAAATCTTGTTTTTTTCCATGCGTAATATGCGGGAGACAACGGAGCCCATCCGCCCTTTAGCATTGCTTTTGCGGAAAGCATTCCGAGGGTGGTGAAGTTTTCCCCCCATGCGCGTTCAAGTTTTTCTGCTGCTCTTTTTAAAACAGGACGTACATTTTTTGTTCTGTCTTTCATGTCTTTTAATCTTGCTTGGGCGTCATTAATTTCGACTTTTGTGACAACTACGTCAATTGAATAATTTTTTCCCACGCTAAATCCTGACTTTTTTATATTTTCTTAACGAAGCAAGCTCAGAATCGAGAAATCCAGTTTCAACGGGTGCTACACCCCGTGGATTTAAATCTTTTACACCAACAACATCATCATGCATATTTTGCATTTCTCTGGTTGCTGCTCGAAGAATCATCAAACGCATTACGGGAATTGTTGCTCCGTCCAATCCCGCTTCATACTTGACGGTAATTAAGTCGTCTGCATATCCGAAGTAATAATCTATTCCGTAGGGTCTTGGAATATAATCTTTTTCGACAACTAATGTTTTTTCGCTGCCGAAAAGTGGCTTGACTTTCACTTCGCTTATCGAAACAATCGGTGTATTTTTAAAATATATTGCTGGTGGCGGAGATGACCAGGATGTTAAATCATGAACGTTGCTTTCCTGGAAACTTGTGTTGTATTTGTTGTCCGCCGACGTCAAAAACGTCCCCATTGGAACACCAGAATGTGCGGAATCAAGACGGTGTTCTTCCGTGAATTCCGCAACTTCTATGGGTCGGTTTAAAAATGCCTCGAGTTCGCTCTGCAAGCCAGCAAGTATCAGCATGGCAGCATCTTCTTGTCTGGCTGTCAGCGAGATATCCATGTATGTCTTTAGTTGATGTAATTCAACAATCATTTGGTCTCCATGTGTCAATAAATATTAGGTATTTATTTGACACTTTAAATTTTAACATTAATCACAATTCGCCGATAAACAAGACACTGTTCTGCTCTTTCGGTCTGTAGTAATGTCAACAATATGACAAAAACACCAAAAAACGTAGTAACAATCGATAAATTGCGTCAACGCCAACTGCAAGCAAAATTAATAAATCACATAGCTTCTGTGTTTTTTTATTTTAGCGTAGAGGAAGGCGAGGATTTCCAAGAGACTGATGTTGATGAATTAATTTTAGATAATTGGGACAACGGCGTCTTGACCGCGGCCGTTCTCGGGCTACGAGTTGTAGGCGAAATGGATGATGGAAGAATTGTCGCAGAATTAAAACCAACCGAAAGCGTAAAAAAATTTTTTATCGACAACAACATGGGGGGGGAAGATAACGTATACCTTGAAGACGTAGACGAAGAAGATGTAACCAGCACTCCAGCAGACATCGATTGGGGAGATTTTTCAGATATTTTTGAATAGAAAATATCTATCTTCCTTTTGTCCTTCGAACTTTTCTTTTACCAGCTCTTTTTATAGATTGCTTTCTAGCTCTATTTGCACTTTTGGCTCTTACGGCAGACTGGGGTCTAGTAACTCGTCTTCCGCGAATACCCGTAGAGCCCGAAACCCCCGGGCGTCCATATGTTGGTCTTTTGCTGATATTGAGCATGTCAATATCCTGTCTTCCACCAGCAAGCTGCTTTCGTATCTTTGTTCTTTTTGTTCCTCTGTCGCTAAGAATACCGCCCTTTTTATTTTGTCTAGCCATTCTTCTGTCGAACCTTTTCATTGCGGCTTGCAAACCTCTTGGATTGGTT